AACGTATATTCCGTTCTATCAAGAACGTTTACATAATTGATCTTTTCTTCTTCCAGTCCTTCGGGATAGCCGATAAGACCCAATTCATTAGCAAGACACCATTCTATAAACTTACCGATATTATAGGTAATACCAGCTTTTATTACAATCCCTAAAGATTTGTAATAGTCTACATCACCTACCGTATTTTCAGTTACAAAAACATTCATCTGACTATCTACACCATCTGTTATGACAGTCATTTGCTTGCTTAAATCTTTTGTTGTAAATAAAAGTCGAAGCATATCTTATGCGTTTTTAGCCACAACTTCAAATTTCTGCACTCCGGCATCTGCCATTACGACAAGGTTTAAATCTTCCTTAGCATCCAATCCCAAGTCTGCCAAAGTAAATTCCATAGGAGTGCGACCATTTACTTTTGATGTAAGCACTTTTCTATCACCTCTAATAACACCATACCTTCCTATAGAGTTATTGAGTTTTACCGAATTGGGAAAATAAATTTCAATTTCCTTTTCTGCCGGAACAGTAGTGTAAACAGACAGCACACAAGCATTCTCATCGTTCCATTCTGCATTCACAGCGACAACCTCATTTAGTCCTTGCGGTTCGATTGTAAGAGTAAGCGCGTTGTTTTTTGCAAACGCAACCAACTCTTCATGTTGAACACTTTCCCCCACATTCCATTTCCAACCCAAAGCAAGAAAAGCATCGCTTCCTGCTTTTTCATCAGCAGAAGGATTGACAGAACCAGCAGGAACAACACCTCTTGGAGATTCAGTGATAAAAACTCTTTTTTGTTCACAAGAACCATCTGTAACGACAACTACGTCAATTTTCTTGTCTGTATTGATAAATCTATATAAACGCATATCTCAAAAAATTTTAGTTTCTATACTTCTAAATAGAAGGAGGATTATTTCTTTCCTTCATTTTCAAAAATCCGTTCTCGTCAAAGTCCCTTAAATATTTTTTAATCCATGAAGGTACAAGATTGGGATTTATCTTACCTGAATTTTCCACAATAGAAACAGCCTCTCTTACAATAAGAGCTGTACACATCAAAGACCGAAACCAAGTGAATGTTTCTGTAGATTGCCCATTGATTGTATATCCACCCAATACATGTGCTACAATCAGCAAGCAAGCATATATAAAAAGTTTAGTGAAAATCATTCCAATTCCTTTAGAAGAAAAATCCTTCTGTTTCAAATGGAATACCCAACTAACAAGTGTATCTACTACAATTAAAACTACAAGGAATTTCAAAAACTCCCAATCTTTGAATATGTATTTTTCTATTAAATCCACAATAGGAGAAAGGGGAATAGCGACAAGTAATGGATAACAGAAGCTACCCAAATAAGCCTTTAAATAATGTACTCTTTGTTTTCTTCCCATCACTCAATAAGGCTTACTCTTTCTTGTCAGTTTTATCGGATTCTGATTTCTTCTTATATTCGGTATCTTTTTTATAAGGCATTCCCACAATTCCTTTTCGGCGGTTTGCTGGAGTGTCTTTATAGAAACCCAATTTGTTTTTTACAGGAAGTCCGGTTGCTCCGGCTTTTTCGATTGTTTCTTGGTCGGCATCCTTCCACTCAATCTGTGGTTCTCTATAATATACAACAGATTTGTTGAAGTTTTCGTCAACCACAACAACGCGATTCAGAGACACAAAGTCTATAGCTCCATGTTCCCTTTCAGTAGGATCAATACTTTTCACAACGTCAGAAGCAAAGTTTTTCACCTGTTCCAACGTATAAACCTCCCAGCCATTCTTTTCTGCAAGGCTTAAAAATTCGTTTATAGGAAATTCTTGTGCACTCATGGACGTAATTATTTATAATTCAACACATACAAAAGTATAACTTTTTTCCTATAAAAGAACACTTTATAAAGAAAAACTTGTAAGCGATACTTTCTATGTTGGTGCGGCAACCATACTTGTATCGCTTACAAGTGCCGATCTCCCTCCGCACAGGGATCAAAGGTAACGGCAAAGCCTTTAAAGTAGGAAGTGAATTTGTCTCGCCACTCTGCCCGCAGGACAATGTTACTTCAAAAGAAGCCTTTCTCACGAGAAACTATTATCTCACGACATCCTACAAGCCGCCATTTGCCCTACTTCGGGACTTATTCGTTAGGAACGATTCTTATAGGGGAGCCGGCATTTCCTGACTCGGTTCGTTTATCATTAGAGACATTCGATCTAACACTTCCTTATTTTGGGAAACATTAAGGTCGTTCCCCATCAACCTCACATAGCCTTCAAAAAAGAAGGAGGAAAGCTATCGCGAATCACTTCCCAACTTCAACTTTTTAAGCTATCTCATCTCGACTGCAAACATACAACTTTTGTATTCAATAATTGCAATTTTTGATGTTAAATATTGTTACAAATTAATATTTTTCAAATCAAAATAATCTATAAACTTGTCCCACAGCTCTTTATTTTCTTTATCTGGTTTAAAAGTTCCTTTCTGTATCCTTAAAACTAATCCTTTAAAATCTTCAACAGTTCTTTTTGACAAATACCAAGCCAATATCAATTTTGGCGTAAACTCCTTATACTCATTAAAAAACGATCCTTCTTTATATAATATCTCAATAGCTTCAAGTAAACGCTTTGTTTGATGCGGATACTTGAATGGGTAAGTAAGCATTTCTCTTACATTAGACATAGGGCATAAAATACAACCTATCCTCTTTTCTCCGTTATCGTACAATTCGCAATGCTTTATTTCCATTTTATTCAGAAACTCCCAAACATTATCTTCTGTCCATGAAAGAATAGGAGAAATAATGACCTTATCTTTTCCACCTACACAAGACACCATTTGTTCTTTATGTTCATCCCACTGATCAAAAGAAAGATTGTATTTGCGTTTACTTGTCCCTATTTCTTCTCTTTTTGCACGCCTAACAGATTCTTCTGCTCTTATTCCAACCAAAGTAACCGTACCACCTCCACCACCTTCTTTTAAAACATCACAGCAAAATCTATACGTTCTTGAAGGTAATTTCTTTTTCTTTAAGATAAGATCAAAGAAATTCATTTCTGGTACATGCTTTATAACACCCGGATATTCTCTTTTTACAAAAGAGACAACCGGAGCAGGATCAATCGTTGTCATGTTCATATGAGCTTCAAATTTCACTCCAGCTAATTTTGCAACATGATATAATACTTGACTATCCTTTCCTCCGCTAAAAGCAAGATAAAAGCCTTTGTCATAAAATCTCAAAGCAAATTCTTCACTCTTTCTTAATACAGAAACGGAATGTCTAACTTTGTTAGACAAATCTTCCGAGAATCCGTATTGTTTTATCTCTTCTTCTATATCGTACATATCAAATATCCTTAATATTTATCCCACATGCAGAAGCTATCAGTAGAGATATTTCACGTTCCTTTTTCGACATCTTCTCAATAGAAGCCTTGTATCCTTCTGGATTGCCGTTATAACTCTCTACGATCGCTTTCTTTTGTTCTTCTGAAACGTTGTAGAAGTCTAATACGCTTTTCTTTTCTTCTTCCGTCATGGAAGATTTGTTTTTGATATTAGGTAATTTATTTACCATGATTCTTTGTATAAACGTGATAATAATCAAACAGCTAAATTTAAATTGTCAAATCTCCAATCTACAATACCACTAAACCTTTCTTCAACATAAGAATCTTCTTTGAAGAAAAATTTCAAACAATCATCTGCCAAATCATGATCTTTAGAAGATAAAAGTTTTTCTATCCTTCCAAAAATGCCACCTACATATTCAAGACGATCTCTATTAAAAGTAAAAGTCGAAGAAAAATATCTCTTTTTCATTTGAGATTTAATAGCACGACCCCTATATACTTTTATCCATTCTTTTCTCCTTAAACTACTTTCAATAAACCCTTTTCTATATTTAGAAATAGAAACAAGAATGGTGCTAAAAATAGATTCCAATTCAAACATTGGCGGTAAATTGGTAGAATACGATTTAGTGCCACGATATTTCCTAATCATTTTTTCTTCAATGGTATCTTTTCTATAATAATCTTCTCCCCAAAAAAACTTCATTTTATGCTTTCTAAGCAAAAGTTGTGTTTTTGAAATACCCAATTCATCAGCTTGCGTCCTGGAAGAAGTAAATGTAACTCCTTTGAAAAGTGGAGTTATACCGTCTGACTTAACCAAAGTTTCTTTTTCTACAACAACAAAACATCTTTTCTTTATTTCGTCATAAATAGTGATAGCAATATCCATAAATTCAATACGAATATCTTTTTTCAAGCATCTGCCAGCAGACATAAAACGAAAATCATCAAAAACTTCTGGATGTTTGTCTACATAATAATAGGCTTTGTCTCGATTAACAAAAGTAACCCTTTTAGACACCTTATTATATTTTATGTATTTGGAGTATTTGTCAAAAATACTTTCCAATTTTCTCCTTGTAATAGGATAAACACGATCAACAGCTCTATGAAGATCGGCAAAACTCTTAAATCTAAGTTCCTTTAAAGAACTGAGTTTTCGTGCTTTTGCTTCCCAAAAGCAAGCTCTTTTGATC